AGCAATGGATCAAGAATTTTACGACAACAAGAAAGCTGACCTTGATTGGTACGGTTTCACAGTATCAGAGGCAAACCTTGGCACACTGCCTGAGGATGCCCCCACAGGAGCCAAAGCTCTAGCACAGTGGTTGACCCTTGAGGGTAGACGAAGTTCACTGGTGGAGTGGATAGGCCAGTGTAAGGACGACTCACGTATTCATGGTAGGATTCAGAGCATTGGTGCATGGACTGGACGTTGTGCTCACAAAGATCCTAACACAGCTAACATATCTTCACCATTCCACGGTGATGCTAAGTCACCAGTAGAAGAGGTAAAGAAACAATATGATTTACACTTACGTGCTTGTTGGACTGTACCTTCTGGTTCTTGGTTGGTTGGCACTGACGCTGATGGTATTCAGTTACGAGTATTAGCCGACTACCTTTGGAGACACTTTGATGCAGACCAGTATGCACAAGCTATCATGGTGGGTAAGAAAGAAGACGAGACAGACATCCACAACCTCAACAAGAAAGCCTTGGATGTACCCAACGGTACACGAGACATGGCTAAGACTTTCATCTATGCTTGGCTGCTAGGTGCAGGTGTAGCTAAGACAGCACAGATCCTCAAGGTCAACATGAAAGAAGCACAGGATGCACGTACTCGATTTGAGATGTCTATTGATGGACTCTACAATCTAAAGAACAGACTGATTCCCTACGTAGCAGAACAAGGTTACTTCAAAGGGTATGACGGACGTAAGGTTGTAGTACCCAATGCACACAAAGCACTAGCAGGTATCCTGCAGAATGGTGAGGCTTGTCTCATGAAGCACACACTCCTACGGTGGCATGACGCAGCACGTAAGGAAGGTATCAACTTCAAGATGGTTGGGTTTATCCACGATGAATATCAAGTAGAGGTCATAGGCACAGAGGAAGAAGCCAAACGTCTTGGTAAGATACAAGAACAGTGTATGCTTGAGACTGGTCAGGAACTAGGATTCAAGATACCTACACCTGGTTCATCTGACATAGGAAAAAATTGGGCAGAAACCCATTGACAACATTAACTATAAAGACTACATACAAGAAACGTAAGTAAAGGAGGGCAAGATGCCATCAACACAACACGAAATTAAAGGTATGATTGAATGGGCTAAAGTGTTTGAGTCCAACCGTGACCGTGCAGAGTTCCACAATGAGACTGACGGTATGTATAAGGTAACGGTTCATACTGATGAAAAGACTATGAAGACTTTGCAGAAAGCAGGTCTTGGTAAAAAGTTTACAGAAACAGATAATGGGTGGAGAGTCACCCTAGATCGTCCTCACAAAGGTAAATATGAGTGGCAAGGGGGTGCACCTCTGGTAGCTGATGTTACTGGTAAGCTTTGGAACCTAGATGAAAAGGGTTTCATTGGTAACGGAAGTGAGGGTATTGTGAAGTTTGAACTATACGATGCAGGTGCACGTAAAGGTTCACGTCTTCTAGGTCTTCAAGTCCTAGATCATGTGGTCTATGAATCAGAAGGTGGATCCTCCCAACCACGTTCAATGTTCACAGACCAATCGAGTTCTGGTGGTTCTACGTCTTCCACCTCCTCCCAAGAACCTCAGGACTCAATCCCCTTCTAGGTTTTCCTGTTCCTTTCCCCTAGAAGAAAGCCCTCACCCTTCGGGGTGGGGGTACAACAAAAAGGATAGACAATGCCAGACATCAGTACACTCATTAAAGATATGGAAGACACCATCCTTGGGCACAACGGATGGGATCACTTGATTAGCTTGAAGATGGGTGACCGTATCGGCAAGACAGCTACCTCAAGATTCAGAACACCACAGAAACCAAGAGGTTACCTGTCGTTCTCTTCTATTGGTAGTCCATGTAAAAGAAAACTTTGGTATAAGATTAACGAACCTGCAACAGCACGTCCTCTTGCTCCATCGGACCTGTTGAAGTTCTTCTACGGTGACATGATTGAAGAGCTTGTGCTTGCTATTGTTGAGGCTTCTGGTCACACAGTAGCAGGTACTCAGGATCGTATGCGTATTAATGACTTAGCAGGACACAGGGATGCAGTCATTGATGGCATGACAGTGGATGTTAAATCCGCATCCCCTTACTCGTTCAAGAAATTTGCTGAAGGTAACCTGAGGAAAGAAGATCCTTTCGGGTACATCAGTCAGCTAAGTTCTTACGTGTACGCAGCTAAGGATGATCCACTGGTAACTAACAAAACACACGGTGCTTTCCTTGTTGTTGATAAAGTAAACGGTTCACTTTGCCTTGATGTCTATGACTTCACACCAGAGTTAGAACAGAAAGAAAAAGAGGTAGAGCAAGTCAAAGAAATGGTGGCAGGTGAAATACCTGACAGAGGCTTTGAGCCTGTACCCCAGTCAAAGACTAGCCCTAACACAAAGCTACATCCTTCCTGTGGATTCTGTGAGTTCAACAAGAAGTGTTGGCCTGAGGCCAGACGATTTGTTTATGGTAATGGTGACGTACTCCTGGTAGATGTGGTTAAGAAACCAAACGTACCAGAGGACTTTACCTACAATGAACAGAAAGAAGTTTAGGGCAGCAGCACTCAAGGCAGGGTATCGTTCTGGCTTTGAAGATGATGTAGCAAAAGAGTTACGATCCAAAGGAATTAAGTTTACCTACGAGAAAGAAAAGATTAAGTGGGTTGACTTAAAAGTAAGAACGTATACACCTGACTTCGTTTTGTCCAATGGTATCATAATAGAAACCAAGGGACGTTTCGTAGCAAACGATCGACGCAAACATCGTGAAATCCAGAAGCAGTTTCCTGATCTGGACATTCGTTTTGTATTTCAAAACAGTAGAGCAAAATTATATAAAGGTGCTAAGTCATCCTATGGTGACTGGTGTAAGAAGTACGGATTTAAGTACGCAGATAAATCAATTCCTGATGATTGGTTGAAAGAATAGATTGACGTAATTAGTTTAGGCTATATAACTTGGAGGTTCCTGTGTTGTTAGAAGTGACAATGCTAATAGAGTTAGATCCTGAGGCAAACTTTATTGCTTCAGACAGTGTAGAGAGAAGTCTTGAAGACATTCTTCAGGACACTATCTATGATATAGATGACGTGGAAATAAAAGAGATAGAGGTAAAAGAAAAATGATGACAGCTAAAGATCTGGATTCAATAGGTTACTTTGAAGCATTCCAGACTGCAGATGAAGTAAAGGTGTCAGACTACTCTGACTGGGTAGAAAAAAAGATTTTAACAGAGGGACAAGACAGGTTAGTTGAGAACACACTTGGTCTTGTTGGTGAAGCAGGAGAGGTAGCAGAAAAGATCAAGAAACTTATTCGTGATAGTAGTCGCTTCAAGGGTGAAGAGATCATGAAAGAACTAGGAGATGTTGTTTTTTATGCTACAGCTTTAGCAAACATCTATGGTAACGGACTACAAGAGGTGCTTGAGCTTAACATTGCCAAGCTAGACGACAGACAAAAACGTGGAAAATTAAAAGGATCAGGAGATAACAGATGAAAGATGTTCACGAAGAAGTATACGGCCCAACACTAACAATCAGTGAAGAGATCCATGCTATGAAGTATCGTAGCAAAGGGGAAACATTCCGGGAAGCAATGACTCGAGTAGCTGAAGCTCTGAAAGATAATGAATCACACTTCAATAACTTTCGTAACATCTTATACAATCAAAGATTCCTACCTGCAGGACGTGTCCAGTCTGCTATGGGTGCACCAAGACGTGTGACACCTTACAACTGTTTCGTGTCAATGACTATTGAAGATAGCATGGACGGTATTATGGAGGCAGCAAGACGTGCTGCTGAAACCATGAGACTAGGTGGTGGTATTGGTTATGACTTTAGTACACTACGTCCACGAGGTACACTGATCAAGTCACTAGATTCTAAGTCGTCTGGTCCTCTATCTTTCATGGGTATCTTTGATGCTGTCTGTCGTACTATCGCATCAGCAGGTCACAGACGTGGAGCACAGATGGGTGTCCTACGTGTTGATCATCCTGACATTGAAGAGTTCATCACAGCAAAGAACAACAGTGACACACTGACACAGTTTAACATCTCTGTGGGTGTGACTGATGAGTTTATGAAAGCTGTAAAAGAAGACTTAGACTTTGATCTAAAGTTTGATGGACGTGTCTACAAAACAGTAAGTGCTACTGCACTATGGGATCAGATCCTACGTTCTACATGGGACTGGGCAGAGCCTGGTATCCTCTTCATTGATCGTATTAATAAGAAGAACAACCTGTGGTACGCAGAAAAGATTGCAGCTACCAACCCATGTGGTGAGCAACCACTACCACCCAATGGTGCATGTCTACTTGGCTCATTTAACCTGACTAAGTATGTAGTAGAGCATGAAGGTAAGTACGTCTTCAACATGAACCAACTACGTAACGACATTCCACATGTTGTCCGTGCTATGGATAATGTGGTTGATCGTGCAACGTATCCACTAAAAGAACAGGAGCAAGAAGCTAAGAGTAAACGTCGAATGGGTCTTGGTGTTACTGGTGTAGCTAATGCTATCGAAGCACTAGGGTTTGAGTACGGCAGTGAAAGATTCCTGCAGACCCTTGAAGAAATCATGGGGGTGATTAGGAATGTTGCTTATCGTACATCTGTTGAGTTGGCTATGGAGAAGGGTGCTTTCCCTCTCTTTACTCAGGCTTATTTGGAGAGTGACTTTGCTAAGTCTCTTCCTGATGATATCCGTAATCTCATTAGCGATTATGGTATTCGTAACAGTCATCTGCTTTCTGTTGCTCCAACAGGAACTATCAGTCTGTCAGCAGACAACGTATCCTCTGGAATCGAGCCTGTCTTCTCACATTACTACGACAGAACTATCCAAACCTTTGATGGACCAAAGGTTGAACGAGTAGAAGACTATGGGTATCGTGTCTTTGGTGTGAAGGGTAAGACTGCAGACGAACTGTCAGTGTTTGATCACGTCAAAGTATTGAACGTTGCCTCTCGCTTTGTTGACTCAGCTTGTTCAAAGACATGTAACGTTGGTGAAGATGTAACATGGGAAGAGTTCAAGAAAGTCTATATGGATGCCTACGATGGTGGTTCATCTGGTTGCACAACATTCAGAGCAGCAGGTAAACGTTATGGTATCCTTAACGCTTCTACCTCTGAGGAAGTAGCAGAGGAACCTGTAGTAGAAGAAACACAGGACTACGTAGAAGAGGGTGGTGCTTGCTACTACGATCCTGCTACTGGTCTACGTCAGTGTGAATAGGCAACGTAGAAAGAAACTGGGTACTGTCCCTTCACCCTGCATAAAGGTCTGTCGTATTGAAGATGGTCTTTGTGTGGGGTGTAAAAGAACACTTGACGAAATAAGGGATTGGATGATACTGTCCGATTACGAGCAGAAGAAACTGCTTCACGAATTAATGTGGAGAAAAGACAATGGCTAAGGTTCAGCTTGTGGGTGCATCAGCTAACTCACACCAAGCTACTAAGAAGAAAACATCCCAGTCAAAAAGAATATCTTCAATGAAGCTAGGTTCAATGAACAAACATAAACGTAGATCAACAAAACCATATAGGGGTCAAGGTAAATGAGAGGTTTCGACAGAGCAGACTATGACAAGTGGGATAACCCTGCAAAGAAAGCTCTCGTGACACTCCTTGAGAGTGAAGGTCACACAGTTAAAAGAGTAGCAGAAAACTATTATGCTGATGTTGAATCAGAGCAAGATGGTACTACTGTCTTCAGTGAAGCAGAAGTAAAGACAGCCTGGACAGATGACTGGCCTACTCATTGGGCAGAGATACGTATACCCGGTAGAAAACAAAGACTACTAAAGAAGTATAATAACAACGTAACCTTCTACGTCTTTAGAAAAGATCTCAAGCAAGTTTGGAGGATCAAAGGATCTCAACTCAAACTAGAAAACCTTAAAGCTGCGTATGGTAAAAACATTTCTAGTGGTGAGAGGTTCTTCCACATTCCCTACACGGAGGCAGAGCTAGTATGTCTATGACTATTCAAGCTTGCTCTTTGTGTGGTAACTTCCTTGATGATGACGGTAAGTGTGGTGAATGTTCCCATGCTGACAACTCAACACTATCCTTTCAGGTAGGTGGTAATCACTATAAGGATAGTACAATACAACCTATTGAGTATATAATGGCTAACAACCTTAACTTTCTGGAGGGTAACATAGTCAAGTATGTCAGTAGATATAAAAAGAAAAATGGTCTTGAGGACTTAATGAAACTGAAGCAGTACGTAGAGTTTTTAATTGATGACTACACAAAAGAGGCCAAGAGGTAGGCCACCAAAAAAGAAAACCCTTGAGCAAGAAGCCCAAGAGTTTATCAAATCAGAGATTCCTAGTGGTGAAATACCTGCTAGGGATTACTTCGCAGGAGCAGCCTTATCAGGGTTACTTGCCTCTGGGAAGTATATGCGATCAGACGAGATCGTTAGTCAAGCATTCTGTTATTCCTGTCTGATGCTTGATCATAAAAAACATAAAGATAAATCGTCTTAAACTAAACCCCCAGTTAATTCCTGGGGGTTTTCTTTATGGCAGTACCGTTTCTTTTACTGCTTTGTTGACAACACTTTCATCTTCAAAGAAACTGAGTAGCAAGTCTAGTTGTGGTACATCTAGTTCCCACAGTGATTCCTCTGATGTATCAAAGTATCTAAAGAACTTTCTTCTTTCAGCAGCAGTCACAGACTTAGAAAGTATGTCCTGGATCAGAACAGCTTTTCTTGGTTCATCTGAAGTTTGTGCTCTCATACTTTCTTTTGCTTGTTGTTTAGCATCTTGAAGAATGTAGTTTAAAGCTTTCTTCTTTTTTTCCTGTGGTAAAGAATCCCAAGATCCATCTTCAAGTATTCTATCAGCATGGTATTCTAGGACAGGGAACACAAACTTTTTAAACAGGTTAGCTGACTCAGGTGTACCGTAGATACCAGTGTACCACTCAGGTCTGTTGACATCATTAAAGATTATATCAACACTGTTTGGTGCATCAGATGTTCTGTAACCAAAGATCCTACCAATAGGTGCAGCCCCTGCTGTCTGTTGAGTAGCACTTTCTTTCTCAGGAGGTAGTCTCTTTTCATCTGCTAACAACTCAAAAACTTGATCAACATACCTAAGACCATCATTTAAGAATCGTGTGCCTTGCTTTCTGTCTCTTGGAACGTAGTCCTCACCTCGAGATACTGCAATCAGTTGGTTAGCAGGGTCAGCCCATCTAGTGAAGCCAGACATGTACATGGCAGTAGAGTCACCTAACAGCATCATTGAATGCTTCTTAGCTTCACTCATTTCTCCACCGATAATGGACTTAAATAACTCCGTTGCAGTTGCACCTGCTTCCCCGATAGATCTGGTGAGAGCCTCTGGTCCTGCAATCTTAGCAAACTCTTTCATAAGCTCAGGACTTAGTTCGTCATTCTCTGCTTCATAGGCTAAGATTCTACCCATCAGTTTGTAGTGGCTGTATGGAAAGTCTAACTGTCTTGAGATAACACTACCGTCACTTGCTCTTTCTTCATGCCAAGCAAGACCTTCGTCCATGTTCTGTTTTTCTTTTGCCATGATAAGACCTAGTATACCATAAGCTGCAGCAGCCTTGGTAAAATAAGTCATAGCATCCCCTTCTTTAACTGTACCTGTCATACCCTTATACACCATAGATGCACCTAAATGATTAGCCATAAAAGCAATAGTGTTGTTAAAGAACTGACCGAAAGGAACAAGAGCACCTATGACAGGTACGTTACGAGACTCTTCAATAATACCTGCAACCTTACCTAGTGTTGTCTCATTATCTGCATAAGACTTTGAGAAAGTATTTTCTAAGGCTTCGTTAACTGCTCTAGTTTCAATCTCAAGAAACTCTTTGAACCCATCCGTAGCACCCTCAGAGATATACTCCCAAGCATCATCCCTGTTCATGAAGTCCTGTAGTGTTTCCCCATACTTTAGTCTGACCTGCTTATCAAGAGCATACATATACTCCTGAGTCTTCATTAAGAAGTCTTGTGCTTTAACACCGTAAGCAGTCTGAATAGTGTTCATCAGCTTATCTAGCTGAGTCCTTGTTAGCTTTTCTGTTGGGTCTAAGTCTAACTCTTTGAGTACGTCTTCAATCTCAACACCACCAACTAGGTATCGATACAATTCTTTTCTTGCTTCTGGTCTGAATGTCAACAGATCCATAGCAGTCTCGTATGTCATGTACGGATCTACTAAGTTGTTTAGCTTTTGTGTCTGCAGAGAAACCATAAGTCTAGCTTTGTTTCTGTATTCAACAGCAGAAAGCTTATTACCCATCAAGTCTTCCCAGAGTGATCTGCCTCCGTACAAAGTTCCTCTTATCATGTCTGAAGCAGACTGGAGAGATGTAGCTTGTAACCAACCCTTTAGGTTAAGGGCTGTAGTTCCAGGGTGAGTAACCAAGTTCTGAATCAACTTGTTTTGTATTGTTGCACCCTTACCCCAAAAGTTTTTAACCCTTGTGTTGTATGAGTCTACTACTTTTGTGATAGCCTCTTCAGCATTGATCTCTTTCAATGGTTTGTTGACAAGGTATGTAAGGTTATTCAAGTGCTTTGATAGTGCCAGAATCCTACCTGCATCTGACGACATTGAAGAGAACTTAGAAAAGAACTGATCAACAGTGTCACCCTTGAATGTGTTGTCAAACTTGTTGAAGATATTATCGTATAGCTTTTGTACTTCAGCCTTACTTTTCTTATCAAGTAATCCGTATACATCTTTCATGTACAGATTGAAGGTGTCACCCTTTTCTCTTGGCTTCCATGCACCAACCCCATTGTCATATAGGATATCACGAAGACCCCTTTGACCATTAGCCTTGTCACCAAAGTAAAAGTAATGAACTAACTCATAGTCAAACAAGCTATCCCATTCTCCACCTTTTATTTCTTTGTTGGCAAGTCTAAGGTCTAGTCCTTCCCTTACCTGCTCTGCCCAACCCTCTGCATTGTTAGTAAACTCAGACAACTCTTTATTAAGTTTCTTAGCATTTGCTTTGAGGTTCTCTTTACCAACACCTAAGTCAGTAGCTTCCCTTCTAGCTGCTAGGGTCAGTCTCTCTGATCTATCAATCAACTGAGAATAGAGGGGAAGTCTTTGTGTCCCTCTAGTCTTTTCAAGAACAAGACCAAGGCCACCACCAGTCAAACCCCCGGCAAGAGCAAGCATTCCCCCTACTGGATCATACTCGTTTTGCACATCTGCTTTAACACGAGCACGTTGTTGTGCAGCATCAATCCCACCTGCTACAAGAGTATCAAAACCTGTGGCTCCAAGAAGTTCTTTCTTGAAAGCTTTTTGTCTAGCAGCTTTGTATGAAGAATCCTGCATGAGTGTCTTCATAAATTCTTTTTGTGCTGCCTCTTGAAGCTCCCTCTTACCACTTTGGGTAGCAGCTTTTCTTTTACCCATTTGCTTAGAAAGATTTTTAGCAGATTCTATAGCAGCTTTCTTTGCTATCTGTGTAGCTGCCTTAGATGCTCCTGCTGCAAACATCTTGCCGACCCCAAAGCTGACAACGTTAACTGGATCCCATATTAAAGCACGAGCATAGTCATAAACTGCATCAGCTTTTTCACCTATCGTCCTACCTTTGCTAAATGCACCACCAAGACTATCAAAGAGTTTATAAGCATTACCTGCTATTCTTCTTCTCTCTTCTAGTTCTTGTTCATTACCTTTGTTGAGGTGTGCTAATTCTTCTAGTGTTGTGATAGACTGACCAAAGTTAAACTTACGCATGTTGTTAATATAGGCATCTACGATCTCTCTCTTGTCGTAGTTTCTTTCAGTCATACCCATACGGTCTTCCATGTAGTCACGGATGACTGTGTAGTTCTTGTCTTCCATCAGAGTATCAATCAAAGAACCAGACTTGTTTCCCTCAAAGGTTTCAAGCTCTGGTTTCTTTTTTATACCCATGATGCTGTTGAATTGATCAACAGACATTCTACCTGTGGTTACTCTAGGTTCTCTGCCCATACTTATTCCTCAGTTGAAAGTTGTACTTCTTCAACTATAATCATTGCACCAGTGCCTGAACCTCTTTTGTTGACGTACTTATAGTACTTGATTCCATCTGGTGTCTGGATAGCTACCATCTTATCAGAGTCTACATCTGGTCTTGGTGTGTTATTTCTGAACCAGTCTTGTGCTGCTCTTTTAGGGTCTTCTCCCTCTTCAACAGTAACAATTGAAAACTCTACCTCAGGTGTCTCAGGCTGATCACCTTCACCATTACCATTTCCATCACCATTTCCATCACCATTTCCATCACCATTTCCATCACCATTTCCAGGAAGTTCTTCATCACTTGGTGTTAGGTATGTTTCAATAGTTTCAGTAGAGATAAAACCGGGTTGATTTACAAATATCTCAGGGCTGCTAGTGAAATAATCTTGAGCTAGACTTGGCCCAAGAAGTTCAATCATTTTAGCTAATCTTTCTTTCTTACCACCAATATCCTGGGTAGTTGAGAGATCTCGAATCCTACTCTGATTCGCAGCCCTTTCTTCTGGTGGTAAGGATACTAGCTTGTTATACTCTCTGGTTAGTAGGGAATCATACTCAGCTATCAAATCATTCTGTAAGTCTAAGATAAGTCTATCATCAACAGGTTGTAATGATCCGTAGTCTATACGACCTGATCTTGGACCTTTCTTACCCTCAATAGCAGCAGCTTGCATACTAGATACAATGTCTGCACCAGTTACACCTGGCATAATCTCACTAGCATACACATCACCTGCAATCACATCCATACCCGGACGTGTAAATAGACGTTGAACTAAGTTACGTTTATCCTCAGGCATCTCTACATCAGCAGCTTGCACAAAGTCTGGTGTAGCTTTTCTGATTAATTCTGAGGGAGTCATGTCTGGTGCTTCAAAGTTTTGAGATAATTCAACTGCATTGTTTAAAGCAGTAGCACTTAGAGAACCATCAAGTTTTCTTTTGTTTGCTATCTCAGCAAGTGTCATAAGTTCTTTTGGGTTTTCAGACAATAGATATAGAAGCTTCTCTCTTTCTAACCCTTCGTTAGACAAGAAGTCCACAGCAGATTCCATATCAAGTCTTGCTTTTTTCTGAGCATTTCTACGTTCTTGCCCTTGAGCAAACAAGTCTGCCTTTAGCCTATCACTAGATGTACGTACAAATTCTCTGTTGTTTCTCATCTCTTCTGCAAGACTACCTGCAGCGTGGGATAAGACCCTACTTATATTTACTCTCATTTTACATCCTCGACATTAAGCCTGTTGGTTTTTCTTCTTTTGGCATTTCTTCTGGCATTGCCTCAGACTCAGATGATCCCTCTAGTTCTTCAGCCACTTCTTCCACCACCTCAAAGCCACTGTCTTTCTGTTCTTCTGGTGTAGCTTTTAATGATTTACGAACCAACATAGCAGCCCTAGTTATAGGATCTTCTACGTCACCATTAAACTCTTCTTTGTACTTTATACCTGCTTCATCTGCAGCACTCTTTACAAAAGCATGTACAATAGGAAAAACAATTAAGCTTATATCAACGTTATGAATGCCTTGTCCAACAGCAGCAGTCATCATTGTTTCAACAAGGATAGAAGAAGGTATGCCGTACTCCAAAGCAAAGAATACGTTGTCCATAACATCTACATCTGTCAATCTTTCAATATGATATTTGATAGCCTCATTGTAGTCTGTGATCTGAGGTGGTCTTTCCCAAGGATAGTTCTTTGGAGTATCTGTTAGAGATTGACCTGGAATAGGAGCCTTAAGGGATGCAGTCATTATAAAGTACCTCTAATTTCTCTTATTACTGCATTCTGTCTTTCCTCAGACAACTTTTTAAATCCTTCCCACTCTTTACCCATTTCTTCTCTGGCTTTTTTCAAGGAGTAATTAGGTTTAACTCTACGTTGTACAAGGTATACAGCAATTTTATCTTGTGTCTCTTCATTAAAGATAGTGTCTTCAGTAATACCTAACTCTTCTAACACACCTCTATCTCTTAGATCACGGAGGGTATTCCCAACAAACTGGTATTTACCTACAGCAGTCGTGTCATGCCCTAGTTCCAAGTTTCTTTTATGAAAGTCACCATTTAACTCAGTTAAATCATATATCGCAGACATAGGCATAGCAGTAATTTCCATGCCAAGGAATTTACCATCTACACTCTCTGCATTAGCAAACATACTATCATAAGACTTAGCTTCAGTGTCAGATATAGCAGATCTAAACTCAGAACCTGCTAGGATAAAGGCAGGTAGCCCTTGCCTTGATGCTCTGTTCTGATCTGTAGCCTCTACTCTTTCTGTTTGAGCATTTGTATTAGTAAGATTTGGTCTTGAAGAGGTGGGATCAAAGGGTGCATCTGAATCAATGTCTTGTGAATTGTACCAATCTAAACTTGGTGTCTCACTATCACTTGGTTCCCTAGCACCAACAATAAAACTAGAAAGCCTAGCCATTAGCTTTTCATTTTCTTCTTCAGCTTCAGCTTTACTTTGTTTTCTTAAGTTATCAAAAGAACGTTTAACACCATACGATGCATCACTCATAGCAGCCTTTGTCTTTGAGGCTTGCCCTCTTGCAGACATCAAACTTTCTCTTGTAGAAGAACTTGATTTACCAGTTGGATCACCAAGGATAGCTTCTGCCAGTGAGTTCATTTGTCTTTCTAGTTTTTTTCTTTGTCTTGCTGAAAGTTCTTCTGCCATATTAAGTCCATCCTGCGATACCAACTAGTATCTCTTTAATAAAGTCACCTGTGTTTGCTTCTGCTTCAAGGTCAGCCTGTAACTCTGCAGCATCCTTTTGAGCTTGTGCAGCAATCTTTTGAAGGACAACCTCATTAGCTCTGTTAGCATTATTTTCTGAGACTTGGAAAGCCATAGATAAAAGATCTCTTTCACGTTGCCAAATCTCGTCAAGGTTAGTTGCTGTTAGCTCATTCATAGTTTGTGCAAACTGCATATTACTTTCATTCTGAGCAGCAGTGTTCATAGTGGCAATGTTCTGTCTCCACTGAGCATTAGCTTGTGCAATAACAAGACCATTTTGTGCATTAAACATCGTTCTTTGATTTTGCATCTCAGCATTAAATTGTCTTAAAGCATTCACGTTATTCACGTTGAATTGATCCATAGCATTAGCTTGGGATGCATTGAACTGAGATGCCTGTGCAGAAAGTGAAGCAAAGAATTGATTAGTCTGATTCTCGCTTGTTGCATTAAACTGTGCAGCAGCATTTTCTGCGGCCTGATCTGTAAACAAAGCTTGTAGGTTCTGCTGTGACTTAAACATTTCAGTTTGTTGAGCATTGTTTAAGTTAGTCATATCCATCTGTAGGAAGCTTTGTGCATTCTGCACTGCAGCCTGTTGACGGTTATTCAAGTTAGCCATGTCAAGGTTAGCTAATGCTGCAGCCTCTGCCATAACCATAGCTTGCTTATTAGAAAGGTTGTTAAGCTCCATAGTATTTGCAGCACGAGAATTTTCTAAAGCAATGTTTTGCTCTGCAGTAAAGTTCATGTTGGCAATATCACCAATACGTGCAGAGTTTTGTACACGAGCTTGGAACTCTTGATCAAACTCTTGCCCTAAGAAGGTAGCACGTTGCTGTGCTGCAAGCATTGCACGTTGTTGTCTATTACTTAGGTTCTGTGCTTCAAAGCTTGCTCGAGTAGCTGCATCAGCTTGGGCTATTGGTAGTGCAGATTCCATAGCTGCTTGGATTACAGCCTGTCCTGCCATTGAAGAAGCACTCAGTCCTCTAGCAGCTAGTGTAGCCATTGCAGTTCTCATTGAACCTGCAGCCCAAGGAGGTGTTTCTCCACCTTCAAACTGTTGCATAAGACCTTCTAGTTGTCCTGCAACAGTAGCTTGTTTACTTGGTGTTGCTGTAGCAGCCTCAATCTGTTCAGTAAACTTAGCAGCTTTTTCAGCATTAGCTGCACCAGATATAAGCTCACCTTCTTGGATCTCCCTCTGTACTGGGTTCTCCATCATGATAGCTTGCCCTTGAGCAGCTTCCATTCCAGTTACTGAGCTAGTCTCTTGCTGTTGTGCAGTTACCTGTGCCTCTTCAGAAACTACACCTTGTTGTGCTTGTAGCTTATCAGTTTCTGCTTGAACTTCAGGAGTAACAGTTGATGTAGTTACTGTACTTGCCCCTGTCTGTGTTGGCATTTGAGCTTGTGTTACCGTACCAACAGTTGCAGCTTCTGCCATAGAAGCTTGAGCAGGAGCTTGCCCTGCATCTGTACTTATCATGTCAGCTTCATCTGGGGTTACCTGTGCTACTGCTGACTGTCGAGGACCAGTCATGGTTTCAGTAACAACATTCTTCTGCATTTCTTTAAACTCTTCAGGACCAATAGTTGAAGCAAGGTTGTCAACATCAGTCCCTGTCTGTGCTCCCATTCTCACTGACGACATATTTCTTAAAGCATCTGTAAGACTACCAAGCTTTGCAGCTAGGGCAGGGTTAGCCGACATTTGTTTTTTAAGATCTGATGAATTACCTTGAAAGTTCATCACTCTTTGAGCAATCTTAAGATAAATATCTTCACTTGATTTATTTGGGTCAGACTCTAAGCCACCTTTTTCATAACCATTCATAAGTCCACCTCTTGCCACAGCAGTGTAACCTGGTGGAACATAAGTTATAGGATTTCCTGAAGCATCTACCGTTGCCTGAATCTTTTGACCAAACTGGTTTTGATAAGTTTTTATACCACCAAAGCCACCTTGAGATTGACTAGTCAAGTTAGACATAGTTGTTCCAGTGTAGTTGGGTTTTACTGTTATTTGGTTTGGTACTGCTGAAATACCAGAAGTTTGTAGAGGAGTACTAACTGTTCCTGTTGTGCTTGGTTGTATAACACCAGTAGTTCCAGTAGTTCCAGTAGAGGTTGTATCCATAGTCACGGCCTGTGGGACATCTTCATAAGTTGGTTTTGTAGTATCTGTGCCAACATCCCCGACAGCTTCATCAACAGTCTCAACGTCTGGAGATGTAATAGTTTGACCAGTCTCTGTATCATCAATAGTTTCTGTTGTTGTTGCAGTAGTACCAGTGTCTGTGGAGTCTATTGTTTGAGCAGTAGATACTTTTGGCTGTGGTGTTGAAATACCAGATACAAACTCCATATCCCAAAAATCATTGTAGTCTTCCCAGGGAGAATAAGAATTTGCTATAGTGTTGAATGTGTTGAAGTAAGTATTTCTTAAGTCTGAATTAAGGTATATGTCTCCTGACATAGCTTCTTTAACTGGGTCAATCCAAGAGGAATCTCTAACACCAAAACTTTTCAAAGTACCTATAGTAGAGTCTGAATTATTAAGATCCAAACTTCTTAGTATAGTCCCATTTGCTGCTGTTACATAAGCAAAAGAAGGTTGATTAGGATCATCACTGACCTTATAAGAAACACTTGTCCCACCATACATCTTGGAGGTGGCTATATTTGCTGCTGCCTCAAGACGATTGGGATCATATTTAAAATCAAAAGTGTCTACATTAGGACCACCTGTTGAAACTTTTGCTGCTTCAAAGATAGCATTCCAGTTTCTAGTATCTGTATTTGATCCAACAACACCATACAGAAGTTCACTTGCTTTTTTAGTTATTTGGGAGTAATCCTCCCCAGATGAATAAAGCTCTTCTACTGTTTTACCTGAAAGAGCTTCCATCATCTCTCTCATGTTTGGTTTACGTGGGTTGTTTACGTCATAACCATAGTCAGGATCTACCCAATCGGGTATTCCGTTCGTAGTAGTGCTTGTAGTAGCTGTACTGCCTTTTCTAGCTTCAAAAGCATTAGCTAAAAGACGAGCATCATTAGCTGCACTCAAAGGATTACGTACAGTAGTATTGGCAGTAGTACCATCAGACCATGTAATAGTCCAGTTACCTGACCCCCCAGATATGGTATAGTTATCTGGGTCAGCAGGAATATTACCTTCAGATGCAACTCTATCGAGGTCATCCTGAATATAAGAAGGTAGATTACCTTTCTCATCATAGAACTTTTCATCACCTTCTGGTATAATAGCCATAATACTTTACCTTAAACTGAAAGAGTGTCCCAAAGCTTTGTTGTGTCTGCTTTAGTAAACTCTTGGTAATTACCTTTTAAATTTTCTGGGAAATCAATAAACTCTATAGTTGCACCAGTCTTATCAGAAATCTCTAGGGCTACATCGTAGAAGCTACGAGCTTTACCTGTACCAACATTCCAAACACCTGACTCATCTATACTCAAGAATTTCTGGTGGTAGTCTACAACTTCGTCTACATGGATAAAATCTCTGAAGTACTTAGGAGACCCTTTGAAGATCTTTATCTTACCACTCGTCTTAGCTTGTTCCATAAACTTGGTGAAGGGACTTGCTTGATTTCCTTTGTGTTCTTCTTGTGGTCCGTAGACGTTAAAATATCTAAATATGTGTGTAGTAATAGGAGCATTTCTCAACTCTACGTATCTCTCAAACATAGCTTTGCTACGTGCGTAATGGTTCTGAGGATTAAGAGGAGAAGTCTCCTTAAAGTCTGACTTCAATCCGTACACAGAGGCACTAGAAGCAAATTGAAACTTAACATCGTTATTAATACATTCTTCGTATAACTTAATAGTGAACTCTAGGTTCTGTCTATATATCTTTGAGATGTTTGTTTCTGTGGTGGAGCTAATAGCCCCTAGGTGTATAACCCAGTCTAGATTCTTAATTGAGGGGAACGACATCCCCCATTCGTTCTTAATAATTTCATGTTCATCCTGTAGTTTATTGATAAGATTTTTGCCGATAAAACCATTGCTACCTGTAACTAAGATTTTCATTCTTGACTGTCTCCCTTTCCGACACGATAGTTATCTTCAACGGAATCAGGAGTAGAAACTTCTACAAGTGTACCTTCCTCTAAACAAAATATTTGATGAGGAACTAGAGGTGGGTTATGCCATGTGTCTCCCTCGTTTAACTCTTCAACGTGTAATGTTGCATCTTCAGTATCAATCCAGTGTACTTCAAACTTACCAGATAGGACGTACCATGTTTCATCTTTCTCTTTGTGGAAGTGCATAGAAAACTTACCACCAAAGTGAAATTGTAAGAACTTACCACAATACTTGTCGTTGGTTGCCCAGATTAGCTCAGACCCCCAACCTTTCTTAACGAAGCCTTCAAGTCTCATTTACTACCTCATCTAGTGTAGGTGCATACACACCTCTGTGTTGTACAGTTACTGCTGCTGCATCCATTGCAAACTTAATAGCAGCATCCATATCATACGATTCCAAGTACTTAAAAACAAGTCCTGCTAGGAACGTATCTCCTGCACCACACACATCATGAGTTTCTACACTAGGGGGTAGGTAAGTTCTGTTTTTGTACTCGACTTTCTTTGAGCCGTATGTGACGATCAGATCGTCTGTTAGTGTTTCTGCTGCTTCAAACTCGTACTGGTTTATCTTTACGAAGCAGCCATCAAACTGAGCTAGGTTAGTCTTCTTAGTATCTACAAAGATAGGGCCGTTATACTTAGCTCTAAAATCTTTTATGTCACCTTCTGCTACAAATCCTTTGTTGTAGTCTGAGATGACAACAGCATCATACATACTTAAGTTTTCGTCTGCTGTATCTATGTGCTCTGTCTTAATCTTTTCATCTACTCTGATCAGTTGCTGACCAGTCTTGTCATCAACGTATCTGTGTTTACGTTCTCTGTACTCTGTTATGATGTCTACCCTAGTTCCTAGATTAACTAGGTTATTGTAGACGTTATATGCCATACCTCTTTTGATTACAGTTGAGGTAAGATCAAAGACAGGTACAGGTGCCTCTGGGCTTATTCTGGTTACAGTTCCTGTGTGATACTCATCATAGCAACTGTCTCCTAGTAATAAAATCTTCGATTGCTTTTGTGGTAGACTGCCCATTGGTTCTCTCGTAGAATACTATTTCTTTACAGTACTCCTCCCCAAGTATTGTCTTCCCCTTCCAATCAGATCCTTTTACCATTACGTCTGGTTCATACTGCCTTATGATGTCAACTAGCTCTTGGTCTGTATCAAATACTCTGACACTATTGACAGGCTTTAACATAGACATTATATGTTTACGTATTGACAAAGGATTAAAAGGTCTTCCAATACCCTTGTTATACTCAATACGTGCGTCTGTGTCAATAGCTACGAGCAAATGACCACCTAACATCCCTGCAAAATCAAGGAGATCAAGGTGTCCAGAGTGCAGAACATCAAAAGCACCGTTAACGAAAACTTTCTTCATAGGTAATATCCACTATGTCTCGATTCAAACACATAATAGAACAAGACCCACAACAAGTTCAACAACAAAACCTACCCCCTGATTGGCCTACTGTGTTTCCTAAGTCTATTGTTGGTCTAGATCGTGATGGTGTTATCAACATAGATAAAGGACACTACCTAACTGATCCTGATGACTGGGAGCCTATCCCTGGATCACTGGAAGCTATTCGTTTGATTAGATTAAAAGGCTACAAAGTAGTAATTCTAACTAACCAAGGTGGTATTACTAAAAAAGAGCAGACACATGCACAGGTAGAAGCCATTCATCAACGTATGATGGAAGTCTTTGGCAATGCAGGTATCTACTCCATTGATGGTTTATTCTATTCTGAGTCTTCATTAAAAGAGGACTACTATGCTAAACCTAACATTGGTATGTTTCATCGTGCTGAAAAAGAAGTATTCAATAACAAAATTAGATTTAAAGACAAAGGGTTCTACGTAGGTGATAAGGTGACAGATCTTAAAGCTGCGGAACGTATTGGTGCTACCCCAATCTTAGTACGTACTGGTCATGGGGTAGCTACTGAAAAAGATCTTCAAAAGTTCTCTAAGGAGAAACTAAGAAAAAAGACTAAGGTGTTTGAGAATCTTCTTCAGTTTGCTCAGAAGCTACCATAACAAGCTTACCTACTTCTGGTAGGTACATATACTTGATATCACAGTTCTCCATTGTGTGCAGAGCATCTTCTAGTGTCTCTACAAGTGGTTCACCTGCTAGGTTGAAGCTTGTATTAAACAGGATTGGTACACCAGTGATCTTACGGAACTCTTCAATCAGATCGTAATAGGCTTCGTTCTGCTCTCTGGTTACCGTCTGGATACGACATGTACCATCTACGTGCGTGATAGCAGGACATTCACCATGCTTGTCAGACTTAAAGTCCATTGCATACATCATGAATGGTGACTCTTCCATTCCGTATGTTTCAAACCATTCCTCAAAATATTCCTTGAGCATTGATCCTGCAAAGGGTCTGAACCATTCACGTCCTTTTACTTTGTTGACAACATCCTTGCCTTGTGGGTCTGTGGGATCATAAAGTATAGAACGATTACCTAGTGCTCTTGGACCTGCTTCTGATCTACCTTGAAAAATAGTAACAATGTTTTTCTCAGAGATAAGCTTTGCTACATCAGCAGGAGTAACATCCTTTGTGTCGTAGTTTTCTAGAAGGTCATAATTTTCTTTACGTTCTGGACCTAAGTAAAGTGTTGTTAGTGGACGTTTTAGTTTACTTTCGTATTCTTTGTTCCAGAAGTATATTCCAGTACCTATAGTAGTACCACCATCATGGGAGACAGGATCAACATAGATATTAAGATCAGGAAAACGTTTCTTGTAGTAATAGTTAGCTACACAGTTTAGACCATAGCCCCCTGCAATAACAATGTTTTTCTTGCCTGTCATATCTACGGCTTTTTCAATAAGGTCACCTGCTAGTTCTTGTGTTTCCTGTTGAACAGACCAGGCTAGATTCATAGCCTCTTCTGTAACTTTACTAGGATCAGTGTGCCAAGCTTTAGGGTCTTCTTTAAGTCTAAGCTTTTCAATTCTGTTATAATCAATATGAGCACCTGCAGGGTAATTAGGTATCAGCATATTTCTGTTAGCCTTCCCATCTACAAAAAGATTAGGTATTGAGTCATCCTTTTGACCGTATGGGGCAAGACCCATTGTTTTACCTGCTTCAATAAAAGTAAAACCTAAGTATTCAGATACAGCTTCGTAGGCTTTAACAAGAGTTACGGAACTATCCATATATATACTATCAGACGCAGCTAAGAATGTATCTGGATTACCTCCATAGACAGTGTACTTTCTAGTAAAACCATCATCCCAACAACAATCAAAAATAGTTTCAGTTTCAAAACCGTAATTTGTTACTTCGTCAGATACTTTTATTCCTCTTCTTGATCCTGCACCATCAATAATAACAGCAGCAGCTTTACTAAAACCAGAGTTCACAAAAGCAGAACAGGCATGAGCAAAGTGGTGATCTGCACCAATGTTAATAGTTTTTAACTTAGGGTTAAACTTTCTTAGGAAAGCAGTATAAGGATCTTCACCAGTCCAAGCAAGTCTAGGTAGTTCTTCAGATGTTCCTGTTATAACAAGAATATCTACCCCATATTGTAATGCTTCAACCATACCTCTGTATGGGTTTCCATCATACTTATATCTAGATAAACGTTCCTCTTCTATATAAAACTTAAGCTTATCGTGCTGCCAAAAAGCAGCAGATCCATTATGTCCTGGATTAATCACTAAGATATTAGACATTTTATTTCACCTTCTTTTCTATGTCTTTCAAGATATTTGAATATATATCATTTATTTCTTCATCTGTAAATTCAACAGTAGCTTCATTTACTCTATCAGCTAAGTTTCCTTCAAGTTGAGAAAGACGTATAGGTGAATATTTTTTAGGAACATCCTTTTCAATAATATTAAAGTAATCAGGATAAGAGGTATTTATAGCAAAGGTGGAACCAAGTATAACAGTACCAGGAGTATTCACAGCCCTTGCCATGTGTTGCCCAACAGAGTCACAACCAATGAAGTAATCTGCTGCGTCAATAAAAGCTGTCCACATACGAAGGTCAGCCTCAGGTTTCATGGTAAAGGTATCTTCAGGAAGCCAAAAGTTTCTTTCAGCAAATAAGACTAAGTTAAATTTAGCTGAAAGTTTTTTAACTAACTTAAGATAAACATCAGGGTTTATAGAACGTGATGATGCATCAAGAGTAACGTTTTCCTGTGGTCTTTCGATTGATCTACCAAAGGGTTGTATAACGATTGTTTTTTGCTTTTTTTGTTGTTGTTTAACTTCCTGCATAAACTTAGCAGCGTTAAACTCTTCTGGCCTACTTGTTTTTAATACAGGATTTTCAAGGTCAGAGTGATCATCCGTGTTATTAATTAGATAATCAAAAGCTTCTGCAAGAGACTTTTCTTGTTTGTAGTACCCAGGTACTCTATAAGGCTCTGGAGATATTACTCTGTCTGCATCCAACAGAAACTGTTCAAAAGAACCTTTTTGCTCTGGGTTAAAAACGTGGTCTTGTAGTTCTGGTATTCCCCAGAAAATAGTGTCCCACCCATAAACCAAAACTCTAAAATTTTCTTTAGGGTTGGTTCTTTTAAACTTTAGTAAGGCAGGGATAGCTGCTATAGCCCTTCCTGCCCCACCATCAATCATAAAAACAGTAGTCATAGTCTTCTTTCTTATTGTTATCTTTACAGACCCATAGAGGGACTGGTGAGTATTATAATAGACTAAATTACGTTAAGCAAGATAATCCTTTAAGTTGATTTAATACCATAAATTCTAATTTTTGTATCACAGTCAATAGTAGGATAATCACATGAATTCGCATATGTTGGTATATTACAAGCAGGTGAAACAAAGACATGACCAGTTAGACCAGTTGGATAACACCAATTACCAGTTGTGTAAGGTGTATCTGATAGGTAAGAAACTTCAGTTGTTCCTTTAATCATTGAATCAAAATCAATGAAAGCGTGTTTACAACTACAGTTTAGCCACCACCAGAATCTTTTTCCGTCATCTGTTGCACGGAACATTGTTGTATCACCAAAATCAGGACCTGCACAAAGGAACCATTCTTGTGTCATATTGCTGTTAGCAATAGCCAGACATCTATAATAGTGTCCGTAAACCATCCACTCTTCACAGTAACATGACCAGAATACACCTACTTTTGCACCGCTGAGGTTGCCCATAATAGTGCAAAAACATTGAATTGCACTTAGTGATGACTGACTACCACACCAGATACACCAACTACAAATTGAACTAGGATTGCCACTACAAACGCAACAAGTATTAAAACGATATAACGACATATTTCCGTTTACTTGATCCCATTCGATAGCGGCTCTACAAGCACAGCATCCACGACAGCCCACCATAGATATACCATTTTTACCGTATGTACTACGACCTGATCCATTAAAGTTACAAACACATATGAAGCATTCTAGGTCTGCAAAGGTACAAGCTCTCCAGTTGTGTACTTTTGAACAACCAGGCATTGATGTTACAGCCATATCTGGTGCAATAGCAGTAGTACAGTAGTTAGTATAACAACTATAACATAAAGTATATGTAGTACAATTTGATTGTTTATAGAAAACATAAAAATTTGAAACAGAGTTACCATCATAATGATGGGCAGCATACGCATTAGCAAAACCTGGATCGTAGTGTGCAGTACCACAGTACCAACAGTTATCACAACATATGCCGCTTAGACACATACAGCCACAACAACCACAGCATTTACAGTGTGTTCCTGCAGCGTTACCCACCATTAAAGCGCAGCAAAATAAGTAACTTTCAGTATGGTTTGCACTTCCCCCTACTTGCGCTTTTACAACACCAAACGTCATAGGGTAATTACCAGATGTCTCTTTATAACAAAGTGTAGTAGAGGGAGGGACAATTAAGTTACCTGTGAGCGAAGCAGAAAGATCACTCCCAACTTTAACACCATCCATATAAAGGTCACCCTTGTAGCACTTATTGGCTAAGTCAGCTGCTTCATCTTGTTTATATATATCTCGAATAACGTAGCTTGTACTTGCGTCAGTCGTAAGGAGACAAACTATACCGTCACCATTAAAAGACATATTACAAATATTTGCACAGGCTATTCTACAAAATTGATCTGCCATGATTTATTTTCCTCGTTTAGCTTAAAGCATTTCCATATGCCATAGCAGTAGCAATGGAGTACCCTGCTATATTAGTTAGTCCTGCCCCATCTCCTTTGAAGCATGTTGCACAAACTGCTGTTGTTGCACAAAGTACTGGTGCTTTCACACAAGAGGATGCACAGTGATTTCCATGAGTATAAGACCCATAAGAAGCTGTTTGGAGTTTTACTGCTCCATTGTGATATAGGCAAGCATCTCCGTTACAACCTGCGTTGAACATCCACTCGTTGGTAATATCGTTATAGATACCTACCTCAGTACCCTGTGACATAAATACGTACTGGTTATTAATTGAGTATCCTGTCCAACCATTGTCACCACCAACAATGGAGATAGAACCATAATCACCTGCTGAGTTACAGATACATCTGCCACCTACTGCAAGCCAACTTTCACCACAAATTACTGGTGCTTTCACACAACTTGTACCACATGTTACAGGAGCACAGATATTTCCTGAAAAGTTCTGACCTGTGTTGGAGGCTTTACCTGCAAGGCATGTTGCTAGTCCATCAACGTTAGCTACTGTGTGGTTATGGCTGTCATCTTGAACAGCTACTGATAGGTTTACGTTACCAGAACCATCAATCGAAGCAGAACCTAAAGCATCTCCACAGATACAAAGTGTTCTAGCTGTTTGCCAAGCACTTGCTGTTGCTGCATTACCTGTTGTAGATCCTGAAGATCCAGTTACGTTACCTGTAACATTACCTGTCACGTTACCAGTGACGTTACCAGTAAGGTTACCTGTTACATCTCCTGTGACAGGAGCACATACTCTAGCAAAGGTTACTGTGTCACCTGTACCTACTGCCTGTCCAATGGCAACATTGTTAGCATTTACTGTAACACCTGTTCCTGCACCAACATTAAAGGTTGTACCATCTAGTGTCAAGCCTGAACCTGCATCGTATACAGCAGTCTCAGCTATAACAGTAAAGCTAATGTTAGTAGTACCAAATGTAATTGTACCTGATGTGTTCATCACGTACAGTTCACCTGCACCTGTGTCACCTTCTTTTACGAAGAATGCGTCACCTTCACCTAGTGCATTCTGATCTGAAGCACCATAGCTGTCAGCATCTGTAGCACGAGTAAGAACCCAGTTAGTCGAAGCTGAACCAGTGTTGGTTACTGTGTAGACACCATTCTCGTAACCATTTGTTTGGCTATAGATAAGGACACGATCATTGGTGTTTAGTGTTACACCATCAATAACTAAGGCAGCTTGTGTTCCTGCATTGGTAAGTGTAGCACCTACACCAGATGAACCATTGTCATAAGTAGCATTCAAACTACCTGCACTATCTGGTGATTCAACACGTACTGGATCATGGTAGTGAATACCTGCAGCAGCAATCGTATCAACGTACTCTTTTGTTGCAAGTTGGCAAGCCTGGGTAGGATTACCTGTTACACATACTGATCCAAAACAAACGTTGTCTGATGTACCAACAGACTGTCCAATAGAAATGTTACCAGTTGTGTAAGTAACACCTGTACCACCTGTTAGGTGACTATCAACTCTAGCTGTTGTGAAGTACTGATTTGTACCTTCTGCTAGATCATCTGTGTCATGATTAGAAAGAGAGGAGACAGTACCAGTTACATCACCTGTCAGGTTACCTGTAAAAGTACCATATAGGTTTGTAGCACAAACACTTGATACGTTGTAGATACACTCAGAGTCACCATCTAGAGGGCCACCTAGCTGTGGTGTAGTATCTTCTGCAATTTGAGTAAGAGCATCACCAAGTGTAAATGCTGCAGAAGACCAGATAGATCCTGTGTAAACTTTAAGAGCATTATCTGTAGTATTCCAGTATAATGCACCAGTTAATAGAGCATCACCATCGTTGTCTACTGATGGGTCTGATGATTTATTGCCAAGGTATCTGTCGTCAAAGCTATCATAAGATGCAGCAGCATTTGTTTCTGAGGTTGCAGCAGCAGTAGCTGAGTTACTTGCATTAGTCTCTGAAGTAGCTGAAGCAGTTTGACTTGCTAGTGCACATGCAGCAGAAGTACAGGCTGCAGTAGCTGATTGTAAGATACCATCTACATAACACTTATTTGTGAGGTCACATGCATTGGCAGGTGTGTAGCAAGAAATAATAGGACAAGTAGTTTCTACATTTCCTGTGAATGTACCACCTGACAAAGGCATTGCTGTGGCAACACAAGTGTCTGTGTAGTTTTTAGTACTTGCATCTTGAGCAGCAGTTGGATCACCTAGACCTGTAATCTTAGATGTACCCATTGCAATGGCACCAGACATTGTGCCACCAGTCAAGCTCAGTTTAAGAGCATCCTGAGTATCTACGTAACCCTTACGAGTCAATGTATCATCTGTAGCAGGTGTGGCTGTAGATGTGGCTTTATTAGCACCAAGGGTAATATCCCCTGACATAGTGCCACCTGCACATGCTAGTTTTGTACCTAAACAAGTTGTAAGAGATGTGTAGAAGTCTGCATCATTGTTGATAGCATCAGCTAGTTCACTCAGAGTATCAAGAGCACCAGGAGCACCACCAATCAGGTTACTGATTTGTTGGTCCACATAACACTTAGTGCTTGCATCTCCATCAAGGGTTGGTGTTCCAAGAGAGGTAATCTTAGCAGAACCCATATCAAGTCCTGCAGTACCTGTCATGTTAATATCACAGAAAGAAGAGGTACCTGTTGATGTTACATCACCAGTTAAGTCACCTGTTACGTTTCCTGTAACATTACCTGTGACATTACCAGTCAGATCACCAGTAACATCTCCTGTCACATTTCCTGTAACGTTACCTGTTAGATTTCCTGTGACATCTCCTGTAACGTCACCAGTGATATTACCTGTGACGTTGCCAGTTACGTTACCTGCTACATTACCTGTGATGTCACCCACAAAGCAGGTATTGGCTGTAACTGTTGTACCTGTTATAGCACCTGGTGTAGCACCACCAATAGTAGTACCATCAACAGTACCCCCATTGATATCGACTGTAGCAAAAGTACCCTGTCCTGTCGTACTAAGTGTAGTAAAGCTACCTGCAACAGGAGTAGTGGCACCAATAACAGTATTGTCAATATTACCTGCATTAATATCTACTGTACTAAGAGTTGATGTTCCTGTGGCTTTTAGGTTAGGTGCACAGACTGTATCAGAGAAAGTAGAAACACCTGTTACTCCAAGAGTACCAGATAAGGTTGTATTACCTGTTACACCAAGTGTACCACCAACAGTTGCGTTACTAGATGCATCCATTGTGGTAAAGTCAGCAGCAGCAGGAGTCGTAGCACCAATAGTAGTACCATCAATAGTACCACCATTAATGTCTGCTGTGTCAGCTACAAGGCTGTCAATGTTTGCTGTACCATCAATGTATAGGTCTTGCCACTCTGAAGTAGAAGAACCTAGGTCATATGTGCCATCTGCAGAAGGGATAAGATCTGAGGCAACATCAGCATTTACTGTAACAGTATCACTATCGTCACTACCAAGAGTAGTATTCCCATTAACGGTAAGGTTACCCGTAATAGTAGCATTTTCATGCACCGCAAGAGTGTCAATATAACCCACACCATCAATGTAAAGATCTTTAAACTCAGCACTCGCAGAACCCAGATCAATATCTTCATCAGTGACAGGAACAATAGCTCCATCTTGTATCCTTATCTGTTCTACTGCAGCACTGCCAACATTTGTAAAGAAGTTGATCCTGTTATTGGCAGTATCAATTACTACTTTAGTAAAGTTGTTTGTGTCTGAGATCGTTGGGATATAAGCACCTTCAGCAGAAGATCCATCGTGCTTGTGTCCTGTTGCCTCATTAAAGGCTGCTAGTATCTGCTGAAATTCGTTGTTGACTGGTTCAGCTTTGATAACCTGACCAGAAACAATATCCGCAGCACTCTGTCTTGTATAACCTGCCATTTAAAGTCTATCCCCCACTCCAAACGTCACAACAATACCTTGAATACTGTGTGAAGCATTAGTGTCATTTGTAACGTATCTAAAAGATACTGATTTTCCTGAACCTGAAACATTTACCCTTTGAACTGGTGATGGGTTACCACTCCAAATTGTAGCACTGTCATTATAAATTGCTTCGTTGTAATAAGCTGCCGCACCCTCAGTACTTAGTGTAAAGTTAGTGGGGTTTAAAATAGTGTTGTCATCATAATCATAAATAACTGACATAATGATTTCACTGTCACCCTCTGATCTGAGGTACGTAGCTACAGTGTGTATAATCTTACGTTGCTCTGGGTCTTGCATATGAAGAAAAGGAGTTTGGTATAAGCTTACAATGCTATCCCCACCAAAACTATTTCCTGATTCTTGTCTGTATACTTTCCCTGTAGTATCACCATGAATCACATATTCTTCTTTATCAATATATCCACTATCTGCACAGGTAGCTTCAATACCAATCATCTGACCAAACTCAAAACCAATACCACCTTGTTGACCTAGACGTAAACCACCAAGAAGTGCATTTCCGTCTTCTACGTTGTAGAACAACCTAAACTGAGATTTTTTTCTAATGATAACAGAGGATACTGCATCAAGGTCATTAGTCAAAACAACGTCAGACATAAAAGACTGAATATTTTTAGTTAATGTTTCAAGTTGAACGTCACCAATCTTGTCTGTACCTGAGATAGGTCTTAAACCATCCTGTGATAAAAAGATTAGGTCACCACCAATTTCAATAACACTATCTGTAGCTAGACAACCAAGGTCATCTGTTACGTGTTGTACCTGCCAGTCTGAAATATTGTTACCAACAAGCCTTTTAATATTGTTAGTACCAAATATAAATAGTGAATCACGAAATGGTTTGATTGCTACAATAGGGAATCCTACGTTGATAACTCCTGCACCATCTGCAGGTGACCACTTAGTTTCATCATTGGGTGCACTAAAGTATAGATTTTGATCCTCTGCAGGATCTCCTGCCAACCACATATGGTTCTTAAAGACTGCAGCAAACTTAGGATCTGTAGGAGCCTCAGTAGCTGTTATCTGTGTGTAAGTTGTACCATCGTAGGTAGCAGCAGGGTTTACACCATCTGTCAGAATAACCTTTGGAGTACCCCAGTTGAACTTTGTAAACCTTACTTTTATCACACCTGTCATTGTAGGTGAGCCAGAAGTAGTTACTGCAACCCAAGCCTCTGTAGCATTGTCCCAGTAATAAAGATAGTTGCTACCACTGTTGGGTTCACGAGCAGCTAGGATACCATCGTTGATACCATTTACGACTGCTACCCCTAAGACCTTCTTTGCACTGTTACCTGGAACTACACCATAATCGTTGCTGTAACCACTTACACGTCTGTAACCACCTTCAATAGCAGGTTCGTAGTTCAACAAAGATATAGCAGATCCGGGCTGTAGCTCACCTTGTGACAGAACATCTCTGTTTAGGTTTAAGCCACCCTGTGCAAATACTTTAAAAGAGCCTAAGTTGTCTGCCATTAGCTTACTCTACTCAAACCTACATTAGCTCTTTCAACTACTGTTGATCTTATTCTTAGAGGTTCATCTACAAGTATTCTTCTCATAGATTTAATACCTTCTTGGAAAACACCTTGATGTACTGCAGCACTCTGCTCATTAGATCTAAACCGCATCATGTACATCATAGCACCATCAATAATTACGTGTTTAAATCTGTCAGGAATAACTGTTACATCATCGTAAGTAACTAGGTCTGAAGGAAATGACCAGTAAATATACTCAACCTCGTATGCTGCATCAGGAATAGGTGTTACTCCAAACTTCTCTTCGTTTGTTTGATAGACAAGAGTAGGAGCAGAGATACCTGTTTGATCTCCTGTGTCATCTCCTTGACGATACTTTTGGACGTACTCATCATAAGAAATAACTTTCATAGCTGTAGGAATATTAGTCCCACCTGAAAGCTGTTTAATATAGAAAGTTTGCCAGTCTGCTCTAGAAAAGTCAGAGGGAAAGTCGTACTCTCTTGTACCTGCAGTTAATGTCTGAGTGTACGTAGTCTTAAGAAAAGGCCACTCTTGGCCTGTCTGTAAGATATTTCTAATGGAGTTATTTACAGCTTGTTTAGCTAGTGCTTGTACGTTACGTACATCATCAAACCCACTACCTGCAGTAGAAAGGGTAACCTCATTAAGTCTAGTGAGTAGTTCATTAACAAGTGTAACGTAGGTTGCCATCTTACATCTTTCTTGGTTCTATCTCTGTCTTACGGTGTGCACGTTTAACATCATCAAAAGTTTTTACTACGTGGCACTCAATGTGAGTATATCCGTTATCAAGAGCAAACTTGTATCTGTTGTTTCCTATCAGACATCTGTACTTCTCTTCTATGTTCTCTGGTACAGGTCTACGTTCAAAACGTCTTATGTCTGTTTGTTTAAAGTCTTTGTCTAAGCAAACCAAGATAGGATGTATCATCCCTTTTGTTTCTAGACTTTTCTTTAGTGTAGCATCAAAGGCAGGATCGTGTCTGTTATCACTAACTGAGTTTATATTATCTAGAGGAAGGATAACTGTCTCAAACAGTTTTTGGGAGCACTTTAAAATTCGTTTCAAATCTTTTTATCTCTACGTCTAGGACTTCAAAGTATTTCTTGAAGAGGTCTATCCACCATTCCCCAGTCTCTACAATCTTGTGTGCGTTACTACCATCTGAAAGAATAGTAATAGCTTCTTTTGTAGAAATATTAAAGAACCCACCCTTCTTCACCAAAATCTGTAAGTGTTTCATTACGTTATCTAGGTAGTCTGGTTCAACGTGCTCCATTACGTCACAACAAACTACAAAGTCAACAGGGTGGGGTGGATGGTCTTTACCTCTGATTCCAGGGTCATACTCATAAACAAAGTAGTCTGGTTTCTTTTTGTTCATATAGACTTTGAATTTACCATTAGCACATCCATAGTCCAAAATACTTTTAACATCTAAGCTCTTCAAAAAACCTTCGTATCTAGGAAGCTTGTCTATACTGTGTCCACCTCCCCACTGTTTCTTAGTGAGGTCATGTGTTTCAGCTAGGACTATTTTGTATTCAGAAGAAACTAGATTCATGTGAGTAAGAGGGCCACTCTCATGGCCCCCTCCTTTATTTTACTATGCCAAGTTGTACTTAGCTGTGACCAATGCTTCTGGTCTTAGGATTTTTCTGCCGTACAAGTGCATACCACGCACGATGTCAGCAAAAGAATCTGGGTCACGGTATGTTTCAGTCTTGTTGATCTGCTCTGCAGTAGCAACGGCTGAATCATGACCTGCAACGATAACACCGTAGTTAGTGTTTTGGTTAGCTGTACCTGTTGTAGCAGCACCAGTACCAACAGAAGGTAGGTTTGAAGAAGAGTAAACTCTGAAACCATTCCAGTTGTTGATGACTAGACCGTTACGTAGGCCACCTGAAGCACCCCACTCAGATTGTAGGAAACGTGAATCTTCGTCCATCAAGATTTCCATCATGACAGGATCGATTACGATCCAACGACCATCTTTGTCAACTTGTTGTTGATCAAGTAGACGACCCATACGAGCAACCAACATTGTTGGTGAAACGTATGCTGTTGGTAGTGCAGTTGCACCTGGCAAACGTGCTGCAACAGGGATCGAATGGTCATCAGCACCTGAAGTAGTGATGTTACCAAAGTCACCTTTGTTTAGCTTGTTTGCTGAAAGCAATTCGTCAGAACCTGCTGTCGAGTTTGCTTTTGTGCCGTTAACTGTTGTGTTAACAGTGTCAGCATTGCTGTGCAATGAAGACTGTGAATAACCTGACAAGTAACCTAGAACTTCTTGGTCATGCTGATCAGCAAGACGATAAGCTGCACGGTTGGTAGCAAGGTTCATAAAATCGATGTGGCTATGTGCCTCTTCGATATCGTCCATCTTGAAAGCAAAATAGTTAGCTTTATCAATGACTAACGAGAAATCGTCATCACTAAGATCTTGCGCTGCGATGGTGGTGCCACGAGTGTATGCAGAGACTGAAATCTCAGGCTCCTTCATAATTTTCACTGTATCACCTTGGTTTGCGATCTCCCCGAAATATTCGGAGTTCGTGATGTCACCTACAACTGTGCTCTTCCTGAACGCAAGCTGCACTTTTTTCGAGTAGATGACTGGGGAAAAGTTCCCATTTGGCAGGTTGGTATAACCTGAAGCGGATGCAAAAGCCATAGTTAAATCCTCCATGATATTTGGCTTTAAGAGAAAGCTAAACACCTTTAAAGAGGCTGTTACTTTTCTAGGGTGCAGAAAGGCAATCAGTTGCGCAACCGAGTACCTACTGGGCCTATACTTGAACAGGTGGTTCTTTGTAGTTTAGACTTTTATGAAAAAGTATCTATAGAGGTAGTCCCTAAGGGAGGCTCTATATTAGATACGTGTAGTTATATTGAACACTTCTTAAGTGTCAATAGTTTATCTGGCTGCACCAGACATGTCGTAGACAAATTTACCAGAAGCCATAGCTGCTTGAATTTCGTCTTGACGAGCCTCAAACTCCTTAGCTGACATCTTGGCTACATCAGACTCTTTGATCTGGCCTGATACACCCTTTGCATCAATAGAAGTACGAGTTCCTTTGGTAACAGTAGATGCTGCAGCTTTACGAGTATTTCTTTTAGCTGCAGGGGTCATACCGTTATCAACTTTGTAAAGATCAATCACACGAATAACAGATGCAGGATCATCCATGTTTTCGTACAGAGCATCCTTAACCCATTTAGGTTGTGCTTCTGCCCAATCATGGAATTCTTCTGATTGTCTTAATTCATCAAAGTCATCGTGAGACTTACGAATAACATTTTCTGCTTTCATTCGTAGTGCTTCATTATGAGCTTCATCTAATTCTTTTAGACGTTCTTCTGCTTTACTGAACATCTCTTTTGCTTTCTTAGAAGCAATCTTTTCAACAATACCTGCTACATCTGGGTATTGTTTTGCCCAAGCCTCAATGTCTTCATCAGACTTAGGGGCAACTACTGCATCAGTAGCTTTACGTTTCTCAAGAGATTCAAGACGGTCATTCCATTCTTTCTCTTTCTCTTGCATATGTCTACGTAAGTCACCATAACGTTTCTTGAAAGACTTTTCTTCAGCACTCAAGCTTGAGTCATCTTCTTGTGTTTCGACTTCCGTGGTATCTTCTTTTTCTTGTTCTGTATTACTTGTGGCTTGTACCTTGGTGTCCTCAGTATCCGTGCCACTGGGTTCACTTTTCTCAACATACTCTTCACCACGAGCTTCAGCTTCTAGACGAGCAATCTCTGCCTCTTCTTCTTCCATACGTTTTTTACGTTGTACATGGTTAAACCCACGATCTACAAATCCTGCATTCTTAGGGGTTGCTTTAACTGCTACATTCATATCATTTTCCTTATGTTGGGGCCAGGGTTGATTCCCTGGGTAGCCTTATAGTTATATTGGATTATTTCTTTTTCTTGTTGGACATTAAGCCACCTTCGGCAGCAGCATCTCTCCAGTCAGGGTTTGATGCACTGCCAAAGAATCCACCAGACCAACCTGAAGCTTCTTGAATAGCTTTAGTTGCAGCTTTACTTGCCTCTGATTGTGCTTTAATTGCATCAGACCATGCTTTAGGATCATCAGTACTTGTAGACTGTACTGCTTGAGTTGCTGATACCCAATCATCAGTAGCAGATTTAGCTGCTGCAGTCTTTTCTGCTTGTGTCTTAGGAGTAGAAGACGTAGTTCTCCCCATAGCCTCTTCCGCTGCTGTTTGATTATCAGCAGCACTAGTATCTTGGATTGATGGTATAACGGCAGTTTGATCTCTACGTGCTCCACCAAATGAATCTTTTAATCCTGGCCCTTGCACACCTGCTTTACCATCAAAGCCTAGTAAGTCACCTAACCAAGTATCTCCAAAGTCTTTACCTTTTTTGTTAGTAGTGCCTAGCTTTTCGTTTTGGTCTGATCTATCAATTAAATTGTCAAAGAGGCTCTTCTCACCACCAAAGATACTTCCTTTACGTTTATCTTCGTATTCTTTGTCAGATATAAGTTTTCTATCTCTAGCAACTTCTAACATGTTGTTATAGTTGGCAGCTAGTTGAGATCCAACTAAGGCACCTACTGGAAGACCCATTGTGTAGGCTAGGGTTGAACCTGTTCGACCAACAATATTCATTCCCTCTAGAGCAACTTTAAGTTCGTCGTTTGTCATGTCAGCAACGTTCTTAGGTGGTGTTGTGCCAGTTTTAGTAGTAAATTGTCTGTAGTCTGTTTTGTCGTTAGAGCTACCTGTTGTATCAGTAGTCTCATCACTTGTTGTAGTAGTATCGTCTGTTTCAACACTTGGTCCTTGCTCTAACAAGGCAGCATCTTTTTGTTCTTTGGTCAACCAACCTTCTTCAATCTTATCAAGGTATAGTTGGTAATCTCTCATCATAACAAAGGATAAAACTTGGTTATCTTTAAAGAGTTCAACTACCTGCCCTTCTTGGAATGGTGTATCTCTTACATCATCTCCAAAGCCAGTTGGTAGGCTGCCATCATTTGTATAAGGGCCAAAGAGTGAGAATCCTAAACCACCACCAGTAAGAGGTTTTGATTGAACAGCAGAAAGATCTCCACCGTCATCAAACCCAAGAACAGTACCACCTTTGTTCATCATCTGTGGTTGTTGTATTGAAGTATTTCCTACAGCTTGGGGAGGTGGTTGCATGTTAGGATTAACAGAAGGAACCATACCACCTGTATTCATCTCCATAGCAAGTTCTCTTAGTGCAGACATCTCTTGATCTGTGATGGGTGCTTCATTAGCCTGTGGCCCACCTTCAGGTACAGGCTCCCCACCGATACGTCCATTAGATTCCATTTCTGCTAGACCACGTTTAGCTTCCATACGTAAGTCCTCAAAGAACTTTACACCGTAGAATCGAACAACGTCAGCAGGAACAACGTATTCACCTTCAGATAGTTGTGCAGGAATGTCATCTCTTACTTCTTCAGCTAAGGAGCCATTAGGTATTTCGTTACCTGACACTGGGTCTACTTCTAACCCATCGTCCGTCAGGCCACCGTCATTCATAAATGCCATTTCCATTTGTCTTTGCATGACTGCACCACCTTCGTTAAATGTTCTTACTCGAGAGTAGACTGGATGTTCTTTACCACGAACAGAGATAGTACCTACTTGTGGCCCAAGCTCTATTTCACCAACAACAGTTGGTCTAAGTCTTGGCTCTGTCTTAGAGTTAGGATACTTCTTTAGATTAACACCTTTAGAAAAGTCTGTTTCAATCGTGTAATAATGCTTACCTTTATTTTCAACAGAGATAAGGGTTGCAATGTCTTCCATGCCCTCAGGAGCATTTGTCCACTTCCAACCTGCTTTCTTTTTAAACAGGTTTGTTTTGATCTGTGTCTTACCTTTACCAGTAGATCCCACTGATTCAACATCATCATTAGAAACTTTGAATGATGGTTTACCGTCAGGAGATATCTTGAGAGTAGCAGCAGAAACATTTCTACCTGAGATAACTTCACCTGTGGCAGGGTTTAGATAGTCACCACCTTTTGGTCTAGCATCCTCAGGAAACATTCTTTCTGGTTTTGGAAACACAGAAATCATTTCTTGATCATATTTGGCAGGTCTTGGTGTAGTTGGAATTTGACCGTACTTATAAGAACCACCGTCAGGCATGTTAAACTCAATATCAGTAGGATCCATTTTTTTAGTAATTCTAGGGTTGTTAATCTTAACACCAGACTCTGCTAATTTTTGTTTTAACTGTTTATTTGTTAAGTATCCTTTAGCCCAGTCATCAACAGTATCTTCTAGTTTTACAATATCATCGTAGTCGTATACGTCACCATCTACAGTTTTAATTATGTCAGATACTTTATCTGCACCTTTACGTATAAGTGTTCTTGCTACCCCTTTTACAGGGCCAAGACCCAATAAGTCAGGTGCTACAGACATAGCTATATTAGATAAACTAGGGTCTTCTACGATATCTCCAACAGTTCCTACTGGGGAGGCTTCAAGACCTAGCTCTGCCATTTGGACACTCGTTGGCCTTTCTTTTCTGTAGTCACCTGTCAGTGGGCTAGTAATAAAGTCTAAAGCTTTAGAGGCAAAACCACCTTCGTCAAACCCTGAAGTTAATCTATTGTTTCCCTGCATTGGATTATAGGCTTGGTTTTCAAAAGCATTAAAGTCAAACTGTTTAGCTTGCTCATCTATAAACTTGTTAAAGTCTGGATTAACTTTTGCTAGTTCTTTGGTAAAATTGTAATCAATATTGTCGTACTGTATTCTTCTTATCCCAAGGATATGAGACTTATCAAAAGCTTTCATGCTTATAGCAGCATCTTGACCTTGCTCACCACCTAGAACACCTATGAAGTTACTACCAGGTTTGTTGACATCAAGACGATCTCCTGCATAGAAAGTTGCATGGTCACCAAGGCCGTTTCGTTTACCTCTTGTTGGGTCTAGTGTTAATCTTCCATTGGGTAGTTTTGGAAAATCAAAGATAACGATGTCACCTTCTTGAATGTCTTCTATATCAACAGGAGTACCATACTTCATGTAAGCATTAGCTCTTGTTCTATTGTACTCATTCCCTTTATCATCTAAAGGATCAGCACCAATGCTGTCTAACATGTCAGAAATAAAGGTTGTACAGTAGTAGAATGCGTCTAGGTCACCATTAAACTCTTTACCTAGAACTCTTGAGGCCATACCTTCAATAGCTTTACGACCTTCAGGAGTAGCCTTGCTAATTTTTACTTTAAAGTCTTCGTCTGCGTCACCTATCAAACCCTTGTCTATAGCTTTTTGAACAGGGCTTTGAGGTGTAACAGGTGGAGGGTTGTCTACGTAGTCTTCAGCTTTATCCAAAATTTCTTCAGTAAGACCAGTCTTCATAACCTCTGTAGGGGAAGTAGGGTTTGCTTCTGGTTCAAGCATTCTTTCTGTTTCACCTGAAACAGCAAACCCCTCTGGTCTTAACATAGGTTTTGGTGATCTGTCTCTTCTAGCCATTCACTTGATCCCTTAACGTCTTCAATCTACGTAGGGCATGAGCTTGCCCCTGTAAACGATACAGTACTTCTGGTGTGGCTGCTTGTTCCATTTGAACATGCACTTGTGTAATTCGAGCATCTAGTTCTTCAACAAATGATACCCAAATGTCTTTATTATTTACGAGTAGTTTTAAGCTCATGCTTGGGCTTGTCCTGTGTTACCTGAGAAACCCTGCTCCCCTGGTTGAGGTGCTGTTCCTGTACCCATGTTTCCACCACCAGAACCTTGGGTGTCTTGGACTTGAACACCTGCAGGTGCTCCCTGCTGTGGATTAGGTGGAGCTTTAACACCTTGTTGCGGTGCATTAGGGTCTACTTCAGGTGGGTTCTCTGCTTGGAATTTCTTTAGGATTTCAGCTTGTACTGCTGCATCCGACAAAGAGTTTGTAAGTTTATCAGGATCAAGATCCATAGACTTAGCAATCTCTCTGATAATATAATCCATTTTAGCAAAGGGTGCAAGTACAGGATTCTGTACCACACCAAGAAATTGCATCAAGCGTTGGCTACGTACTTCATTAGCCATTAAGGATTCAGTACCTTCAGCTTTAACTTCTAGATCACCCTTAATCTCAGGATCGTAGTCAAACTGCATGTTAAAGCTAAAGAATGCTTTGGCTAGTGGACCTAGTAGATAATCGTCAATGTTCTTAACTACTGTACGGATAGAGCCGTTGGCAGCAGACATAAGCATGGAAATACCAGAAGCAGTACGGCCCACACCCTGTACCCCTGTTTGACCATGTGCGAAAGATGGAAAGCCAGTTGACTCATCTGCTAATACCCTTGCCTTATCAAACATCTGCATGTTTTCTTGAGAAACGTTTTTAAATGATGTACCAAAGATAGATTGTCCAGGTGCTCCCCCCATTCTACGGAAGACCTTGCCAGGGTAGATAGAAAGATCTTGCCCAGGGGCTAGGTTTGTTTCATCAATCTCAATAAGAAGGTTACCCGAAAGTGCAGCATTATCTACACTCATACGCATAAATCCATTCATAAGGCTCTGTGTATCATCCATATTTTCCGCTATACCTACCCCAAAGAATGAGTAAGGATTAACTTCAAAGGGTACAGCATAGTACGGAAGGATAGAAGGAGTAAACGGATTCATTACAAGACGTAGGACTTGACCGTTACATACCCAGATATTTACTGATACTTGATCTTGATCTTTCAATTCTTTTGGAATGTCTACGTCATGGTCTTCTAGAATAGAAGTATCTACGTATCCCCAGAACTCAAGAACGTTAAATCTTTCAGACTTAGTTTCTTGGTCTGCATCCTCCATAAGCTGTTCCCACCACTCTTTAGTGTAGGACTCACCCATCTCGATTGCAGTATCAATAGCATTTTTGCGGAAGAAAGGTCTACGTTTTAAAGCACGTAGTTGTGAACGAGACATCTTGTGACGTTCTACAACATACTCAGCTTCGTCCATGTTGTTAGCATCTGGATCAGGGTAGAAGTTCCAGATAGAAACAGAAGAAGTCTGTGGAACAGTCTTAATCGTTGGTGTATACTCACCATCCTCTGACCAATTAGGATACTCTTTATCTACAGCAAAAGGACCTTTCATAATCCCTGTGCCAAACAAAGCAGCTTCAAATGCTGCAACACGTAGTTGCTTCTTAGCATTAGATTCATCTAGCTGATCGTGGATCTTCTTTTCCATCTTCTTAGCTGCAACCATAGCAGGATGGAAAGTAATCTTAGTTTGTGTTGTACCCGGGCCATCTTCAAGAATATCAGAGACAGGCTCAAGCTTTCTTTTCAAACCACCAAGACGTTCTTGCAGGTCAATAATTGTTTCACCCGGCTGAAGCTTCATATCCTCTGGAGAGGGCATAGGCTCTTCTTGCTGTGCTTTTCTGTTTTGCTCTTGTGTTTCAAAGTTAACAGCATCAGCAATACCCTCTGGCAAGACACTGGGGTTAATTGAAACAGGAAACTTGTTAGACCCAAAGAGAACATCTACAATCTGACCGTAAGCAGCAAGAACCTTTGTCTTAGTTACTTTAACAAAGATACGAGACTTTTCTGTTGAAGTGAACTGTACGTCTGGTCCGTAGATACCTCTATAGTTTTGGTAAGACTTAATCCAACGTTGTTCGTCAGAGTACCTAGCTTTCTCTGCACGAGAAAACCTTTCCTCAACAAGACTAACGATAGAACCTACAGTAGGATCGTCATACTCCTCAGAGTCTTTCTTGTCCTCTACAAAAGATGATTCTGAGTCATCCATGTAAAGTTCTTCTGATTCAAAAATGTCATCTTCTTCCATAGGGATTCCTTAGTAACCGAATGTTGGGTCTGATGCTTGAAACCCTGTACGTTGTGAAGCGGGATCAAAATCAAATAGACTGCTTCTAGGTCTTGTCATCACACCATACCTCAAAGCATCGTATAGGTGATCTTCCGAATTAGTATCTACATCCTCAGGGTTTCTCTTATCTAAAGGAATAGAGGGAAGCTGAGATATAAGATTAGTGCAATTAGAAAATATGACAAGCCTTGGCTCCTCTGTAAACTCGTCAACCTGCAGTCGTCTATGTATTTCGTTTTTACCTGCTACTCTAGACCCTCTTGATCTATCCGCTGGCCTCCACTTACAACCTTTTACAATCATCTGTTCAGCAAGGCTAGGGCCAGTATCACCACGATTATGCCAAAGAGAAGAGTCAAGAACTCCATATCTAATCTTCTCATCTTGTTCTATGTCCAGGATCATGTCAGCCAAATCAGTGGCTATTATCTTAGATACATACAACTCTCTGTACACAATTAGCTGTTCAGATCCTGGAACAACTGCAATCCAGACTACACCAGTATAAGACCCATACCCATAGTCACAAGCTCTGAAACGTACCCAGTTGCTTGGAATATCGAATGGTTCAACAACGTGTATACGTCTGTTAAACTCTGGGAAAGCTGATCCTTCGTTAATGTCCCAGTCACCCTCAAGCAACTGTCTTCGTTGATGCTCAGGCAGAGATAAAAGGTTGGCTTCATACATTCCATCTTCTGCTAGGTAGGGGTTATCAAAAAGGGTAGCAGGAATAAACTTACGTTTAAAAAGAGGTTGTCCCTCTCTGCTGTGGCCTTGAGGCCATTTAATTACTTCACCGTGTTCATCTGTAGCCCAGAAAGCTTTGTTAGGTGGGCTTGGATCTAAGAAGTGTTTACGAACCCATTGGTGTCCCGGACCCCCTGGGTTTGATGTTGCTCTCATGTAGAGAGGTAAACCTGAAGCTTTTGTTGCACGAAGACGTGACCTCATATAGTTCCAAGCATATGGAGTAGGCCACTGTGTTAATTCGTCAAACCCAATCCAGTTAAAGGCTTGACCTTGGTATCTCATAACATCGTCATCTCTGTCAAGATACGACATCCAGAGTGTAGCACCATTAGGGGCAACCCAAGTCTTATCTCTTTCCATGAATCGTATACCCGGTATAGCTCTTGGGTATAGTTGCTTACTTACAGAGATAAGTTCTCTAAGCTCTTCTGTACTACGACGAACAAGTAGCATTCGTGCATGTGGGTTTGTAAAGAACCTAACTGGATCTGCAACCAACGAATAGCTTTTTCCACCACCTGCTGCTCCTCCATATAGGACTTCTTGTTCTGTTGAAGCAAGGAACTTAGTCTGTGGCCCCGGATTCGGTTGGAAGATCACCTCTTGTGTTTCCACAGAAGGGGCATCGTTCTCCGTGCTCAAGGTAGATGTATTCTTCGTCTGTGTCAAGACTTCTGGTGTGCTTTCCACCAAGTCTTTCTTCTTCGATCTTCTTGCTCTTCCTTGCCGCTTCTTTATATTTTTTGGCATACTGACGGTAGTTTGAGGAGGCTCTCCGTCTTTTTTCTTCCATTCTGACACGTTTGTATAACCCTACATGTGAGATGTTTCTACCAGACTGATCAGACAACCACTTAGCTACTTGTCTAACACTGTAGTCTTGAAGGAACAACTTTGCTTTTTCTAAAAGTTCTAGTTCTTCAGGGATAGGAATCAGAAGCATTTCGTCTTCTTCATCCTGTTTGTAACCAAATGGTACGTGTCTTCCTACTCTGACAACAGGATACCATTCTCCTTTTTCACCTCGTAACGGTATCTGCCAGTCTACTTTAGTCGGGTGGTTAGCCTCTGATGCTCTTTTACTCATCTTCTTTCGCAGGTAAGATGAATAGTGGCTCTGCAGCTTTCACCTCTACCTTATCTGTTTTTGTAAATCCTGCACGATCTAGAATGTCTTTAGCTGCTAACATTTTTTCTTTTACACCTAGATCAGTAGGATCAGCCATAACAGAGAACATAGTATATGCAGCCTTAGTAGACGATTGTGCTATGAACTTCTTTGTAAGGTCTGCAATCTCGTCTGTCAAGGCATTAACAATACTTGATGTAGAAACACCTTCAGCATACCCTGCCAGTTTTTTAGCTGTCACAGGATCTCCCCTAGCCTCGTCAAAAAGGACATCAAGGAACTTCTGTTGTTTCTCTGTTAGGTTTCTAGCCATTATGCCACCATGTATAATATAAATCCAAGAGTACCAAAACCTAGTAGTAATAAGAAACCTGATATTGTCCAAGTAATTATTGCTTCTTGTAGTTCTGCTTTACGGTATTCTTGTTCTTTCTTTTGTTTACGAATCTTGGCCTCGATTGCCACTAGCTCGTCCCATGCTGATGGCCCCATCGTGAAAGATATATAATCCTTCAATTCTTTTCTCATGGCCTCTGCTTTTCGTTTGGCTGCAAAAACTTCCAAACTTTCGGCCTCTACAGAACCTCCAATGGACTTCCACCAAGGGGGATTCTTAACTTGTTTTTCAGCCTGACCTAGATCAGACATATGCCCTGCCCACTTAGTTAGTTGACTGGACATATCCTGAAGATCTTTTCCTACAGCAAAGCCTTTTTTAAGGGCATTGAAGGCAACAGTGGCCCCTGAAATTATAGTAACTGGGTCCATTTGCCTCCTCCCAAAGACTTATTAGACTTTATTTTTTATTGACTACAAACTCGTATAATGTTTCCGCTTGCTTCTTAACTTCTTCTGGAGTGTACATTGTAGGGATGTATCTTTTCCAAGCTTCTAAAGCTAGTTCAGCATTGTCTTTGTACTGCTCCATAGCTGCGTATGCTAGTTGAAGCTGTGTGTCATATGTTTTGTCTAACATTTCTTTTGACATAGCCAAAAGGTCTGTACGTATTTGATACGGATTAGAGGTATATTTTTCCATGTGTGTGTCCTTGTGTGTTGTGTTTATAGTGTGTTGCCACGAACTATTCTTTTAATGTCACCACGACCAATACCTAGATCGTTAAGTTCTCTGTCTGACATTCTCCAGAGGTGCATTTCAGCAATACGAGCATTTGCTTGGGCTTGTCTTGCTTCAATTATTTTATTTAGTAATCTTTTAAACATTTTCTACTCCTATGTGTTTAACCCTTCATGGGCAGGAGTAGTTATATGTTATTAGTTATACTATACTATTGATAAAAATGCAACCCCGTTACCCTACAGGA